ATTTAAGTAAGAAGATTGATATTCAGAAGCGAATGCTTCGAAAACTTTTTTACCAAAGTTAATTTGTCTAGCAGCAGTAATGTCTTCTTTTAATTGAGTTAATTCTTCACCCAATTTTTTAGTAACTGCGTCTTCAACCACTTTGGCAGATTTAGTAATAAAAGCTTCTTTCAATTTTTTCATTTGAGCTTTAGCTTCTTTTACTAATTTAACTTTGGTTTCCACAACGTCTTGTTTGTCTGTGTGGAATTCTTTGATTTCTTTAGCAAGAGCGTTTACTACAAATTCTTCTAATTTAGAGAAGTTTTCGTGTACACTCTTTCTGTCAACATTAAGCTCGTTAAGCTCTTCTGCTAATTTGTTCATTACGAATGATTCTAATTTTGCAGAGTGTTTGCCTACGTTTTCTTTGTATGTTGTTTTTTCCATTGCAAGTGCTTTTCTGTCTTCTACGAACTTAGTGATTTCTTCACTTAACTTGTCAGTCATCATCTTGTCGATGGCTTCTACCATGTTATTTTTGTCGTGCTCGTATCTCTTAGCGAATTCTTCTCTAAGTTCAGCAGCAGCTTGCTCTTTATTTTCTTTAACTTTGTTTTCCCATGCTTCTTGGATAGTCTTTTGAGTTTCTTCTCCAATAACGCCTGATTCAACCAGTTTTGATATTGCGTCGAACATTATTTTAGGTCCTTTATTATGTTGGTTAGTGCCTCTTTAAGGTACTTTTGTGCTTTTTTATCATCTCTAATCTCAGCAGCCAGACCCATTGCTTTATTTCCGCCCTTTGTATTCAACAAATGTTCGTAAATTGCAGTTGGGTAAGCACCCGGTGCTGAAGGTTGTGCCACTACGTCCACTGTTATAATCTCGAAATCACTAACTTGTCCTCCACCGTATTCTGAAACGTTTCCAGAACCTCGGCTTGATACACCTAGTTTAACTCCAGACTCTAACATAGTTTTCACTAGTTGGCCCATTGGTGTTGGCAGGATTTTCATCTTGCCGTATCCATTTGGACCGTCCATCCACATATCAGTAATCATGTGGCTAACACGGTCCAAATTAATTTTTAGATCATCGGGATGGTCTACTTCCCCTAAAACAGAATAACCTGATGTGATCTGATCATTAAGAGTTTTTACTGCTTTTTGAATTTCAGTAATTGGGTAAACTCTCTGATTAGCATTTTTAATGCCGCCTTGGATGCAAATCCCCTTCATATAAAGGTCTTTGCCTTCCTTGCCCTCGTGCAAGACTTCCATCCTAGCCTGATCGTAGGTTAAATGTTCTCTTAGGTATAGTCCCATCTTCGCTCCCTGTTCTCTTTTCTATTGCTTACTTCTTAGCAGCAACGATTGGAGATTTAGCAGACTTATCTGAACCGTCTTTATTGTCGGCTTTTACTTCTTTTTTGAAAGAAGTTGATTTGTCTTTTCCGCCAGTATTTTCGAAACTAGTTTCGATTTTTTTAGCAGTTGGGGCAGTAGCACCTTTTTCTTCTTTGCTACCTTGTGCTATATTTTTAGCACCTTGTCCCATTTTAGTTCCTGCGTCAACTACTGGTGATTTTGCTGATTTGTCTGAAGCATCTTTGTTGTCAGCTGATTTCTGGATCTTGTATTCTTTTACAGTTTCCTTCTTCATCTCTTCTTTAGCTTCTTGAGCTACTGCAACTTGTGCTTGAGCGTCTTGAGCTGGTTGAGCAACAGCAACTGATTCTTCTGATTTCTCTTCAGAACCTTCTTCGCCTTCGTCACCACTCATCATTTTTTCGAATTCTGCTTTTAATTCTTCTAAAGCATCTTCTAAGTCAACGATTTTGTTTTCGATTTCTGCATCACCTTGTGCAGCATCAGCAGCTGGTTCTTCACCGTTTGCTTCTGCATCACCTTGTACTGCATCACCTTTTTCATCAGCTGAAACGTCAGCAATTAAATCATCAGTAGCGTCGCCACCAACTTCTTCAATTGATTCTTCTTCGATTTCAACAGTTTCGTCAACTGACTCGTCTTTTGAATCTGTTTTTTCTGTTTCTTTTACTGTTTCTGCTTTTACTTCAGCTTTTTCAGTTTCTTTAACTTCTTCTTTAGACTCTTCTTTTGCTTCTTCAACAGCAGTTTCGCTATCTACTAAGCCTTCATAGATGTCTCTAGATTTTTCTACAACGATTTCGTGGAATAATGCTTGCGCTTTATCATTCTCTTCGTTGATTAATAATTCAAGCAATTGCTCAAATTTGTTTGTTGATTGTGTCATTGCACGTGCTCCTTTTAATTGGCAAGTTTATTTTACTTTAAAGTGTAGTATTTAAGCGGATAGCGAAATAAAGCGGTACTTTTAGGCCAAAAACGGTGGTTTTTGACTAAGATTGGACTTGTATATTATGTATCTTCAGAAACTCATCAATATCTAGGTGTTTAAAGTTGGCACTAAACTCTAGATCATGGGGTTTAAAAGCGTCTTTGCGTATTACTCTGCGAAATTGTATTTCGGGATAATCTGTCAGCACTCTTTTGGTTTGATTTAACCAATTTCCATGATAGGTAGCTTCATCTGTGCTTTTTTTATAGTTTCTAGAGTCTTTGAACACATTATTAAAACTGAATCTTTTGTTCTTTGCGTCCTTAACGTGTCCTTGATAATCAAAACCCATTATATAAATCATGGTAAATTTTTTATCAGCAGCCATTTTTAGAGCAGTAGGACCCGAACTCCAGCCTAGGCTGGGTTGAAACCATTTGATATGATTCTTAGCATTTTCATTTTTTGAATACTGATGATTGTAATTGGTCCATACTTCGTGTGTTTTAGGATAATCAGTTTCAGCAATTTCCAGTATCATTTTGGGATCCACTGCTATGAGATAGTCAGGCTCTTCGGTTCTGTACACAGCATTACAAGCAAACACAGTGCCGTGTTTCTTTAAATCTGCTATTCGGATACCTTTGCGTGATTCGCCGTTGCCCAATACAAATGCTACGTTGGACATTATATTATAGTGTTAGATTGTCATCCTGCGCTGGTTTTTGCCCGTACATCTTTTGTACAAATTCTGCTTGTTCTCTTTGATCTTGATCGTGTGCTTCGCTGGCCAAACGCATTTTGTTGATATCTCGTAGTTTTAAACGAGTTTTACGTGTATCGTCAGAATCTAATACAGAAATATCGTCTTCTGCATTGTAATTTTTGTTTTGTTCAAACCCTTGCGGAGTATATGACCACATTTCTTTCAAATACATAATGCTATTTAATCCTTAGACGGTCGCTCCACCACCTGGTGTGGTACCCGGAGTTCCACCTGTAGATGGTGTACTGCCTGGTCCTGGTGTTGGTGTGCCCGGTGTTGGCGCTCCTTCTTCTGGAGTTGGGTTTTCAAATTGATCTAGATCTGATTGTACTCCTGCTTGGCTAACTCCTGCAGTTCTTAACTGTGTGGTTTTGGTTTGTTTTTTCTGTGCCACTGCATTTTCTTCAGACCACAGTGTGCTGTTTTGTGCCATTTCTTCTTCAGATAATCCTAAGAATCTTTTTAATGCAAAACGTTTGCTCATGTAAGGTAACTCTGCTACCTGTACAAATGTGCCCACTCGACTTTGATCCATCTCTGTTTGTCTGTACTGTGCAAAGTTTTGTGGTGGATTGAATTTAATTTCAAATGTGCTGTTGTCTATGGTGTAACCTTTGTGTTTGATCCATAGTTTAAACTCTTCATCAAATATTGGAGCAATCAAACTCTGTAATCTTTCGCAATATTTGTTGAATCTCAATTCTTGAATGTATGCTGTGCCCACTCTACCATCGTTGTATTGTTGAGCTCCGTCATCAGCACCTGTAGGCAAGTACGAACTTGGAATTCTTAAACCTCTGTACAATTTGTTAGTGAAATATCTTAAATCGTCAATCTCTCCAAGATTAGTTCCCCCTGGCAGTGTGTCCACTTTAGATCCTCTACCCTCTGCTGTTTGTGGGAAAAAGTAGTCTTCGTTGATACTCATTGGGTTATATGTGGCGTCGATATAACTCATTCCGCCGGATGTGCTTGGAATTCTTCTCTGATTGATCTCGTTTTTAACTCGCTCAACGAATTGCATCGCCAAGTGTGTGGGCATGTTACCCACATCAAT